CAACAATTGGGTGAAACGAATACTCGGTCCTATTGCGATATAGATGCGCGCATATACAGGTTTCTTTGAAAGTATGGTAGGTGTGGACATGTCATCGTCAGACTGCATGCGTGTGGTTGAGATGCTGGCTGCGGTGCAACCGCAGCTGGACGCTATTGAAGAGGAGGATACGGTTCGTCTTGACAAATCGTATTCTTGGGAGATGTGGGACGCAGTGTGCCTGGCCATGTGCGCAATGAGTTGCGCCATGGGCTTGGATACGCAAACCGTATCTGGCGTTATAAATGGGTTGAAACACTGCCGTTACGAACTGAAAGGTGACGTCTTCTCAGCTCCTTGGAACCCATCTGGGAACCAAGTGACCGTGGAGGTGAATGGGGTGCATGAATCGGTTGGAGATCGGTACGTGTACTATCGGGCGCGTCCCGAACTTGTGAAGTAGCTGCTGCCTTGTGCAACTGAGTTTGCTTAGGCAGTGGCTGAATCCCGGTGGAAGGGAGAGAGTCTTTTAGCGCTGTCCTTTCGAAGGGACTGCGCGTTGGCAACGTATGGGGATGACAAGCTCCGTGCTCGACGAGCTGGTGTCTTGGTGCATCCTGATCCTTTTTCTGTCTGGCGAGATGAAATTGGATGCGTTGTGACTGACGCTGCGAAAACAGGCCGTCCTACAAGCGTCCCCCTTGCTGAAGCCTCGTTCTTGAAACGAGGCTTCCGCTGGGAGGACGGCTTGCATAGATATGTCTGTCCAATTTCGAAGAAGTCAATTGCGAAGATGCTTGTGATCCATGGCGACTCGTCGCTTTCAGGTCCTGATTAGGCTTGCGTGGGCATGTCGAATGCCTTACGCGAAGCCGTGTTACATGGAAAAGCCTTTTATGAGGACTTGCGTCCGCGACTACTGTCTGCGGCTCAAGCCTCTCATTTGATGACTAATCCATATCTCGACATCCCCCCGTTCGCTGTGCGGTGGGAGTAGCTGGTCTAGGACCAATTCACAGCGTGGACTGTTCCCACTACTTGGGAACGCAATTTTGACACTCAAAATGTCATCGTCTTTGAACCTTTAGGCGCCCAATGAGGCTCCTCAGCAGATCACTGCTGCCCCGACAACTGTGGGGAACACCAGTACTATGGCGAGTGGTGGTGAGTTAATTGCGAGTGGACCGGTGATTCCTCCTACGGTCTCCTAGCGTGTTCCTGACACTGAGTTGCAAGACTTTTTGTGTCGCTTTGCAGAAATAGCTAATTATGCAATTCCGACTACGGCAACTTCGTAGCCTGTGGTGTCACAGACGTTTGACCCGTGGACGCTGTGGCTAGCATTAGGATCTGTGCAAAATAAGCTGAAGAATTTTGCTCTCCTCCGTGGTGACATGGAGTTGATGTTTAAAGTTGCGGTGCCTCCAGCGTGCTATGGAGCGATGGAAATTGCGGCTTTGCCGATCGGTGGCGCAGGTGCCTCAATGGGAGCTACAGTTCCAACGGGCCTCCTGCAGTCAGGGGTTATTGCTGCTGTGAATTGTCGACAAACGGATATTCATGCCACCATTAACTATGCCGCAGCTGATGATGTGAAGCTGACGCTTCCATTTTTCTGGCCGTATGATTACTTGGAAAACCCGTGGAGTACCCCCCCTTCGGGAGGGGTATCTAACGCGTGGTAGTGGG